GAAGAAACGAAAGCCAAGACAGCAGAGACCATCTCAAACATCGACATTGACCAGCGCAAGTCGGCAATTGAGACTGCTGAAAAGATTGGGGAAGCATTGCGACCCAGTACGAATGTGGTTCCACCCTCCACACAATTTGGGTGAGTTAATGGGGTTAAAACATGAAAACGGCAGAACAGGATAACGACGACAACATCGACACAATCGACATCGACACAGACTTCAATGAGCAATCGGATGATGAGACCAATTCCATCGACGATGAACCAGAAGACGAAGATGACGAAGATGAAGTCGTAATATCTATCGGAGAGGAATCGCCACCTCAAGATGAAGAAGTTCGTGCGCCTGCTTGGGTGCGTGAATTGCGTAAATCAAATCGGGAAAAAGAGCGGAAGATTCGTGAGCTTGAAGCAAAGCTAAATACGACAGCAACTGAGACCAAGCCGGTTGCACTAGTATCTAAGCCAACGCTTGAAAGCTGCGACTATGATTCCGACGAGTACGAACAAAAGCTTGCTGCTTGGTATGAGCATAAACGCGAATACGATGCAGCCGAAGCCAATGTTGCAGCCCAGCGAGATGCTGAAGCTAAGGCATGGCAGGACAAGCTTGATTCCTATGCGAAGGCGAAAGCCTCGTTAAAGGTGCGGGACTATGACGAAGCTGAGGCTACGGCTTTAGATACGTTTGACGTAACGCAACAAGGGATAGTTCTACAAGGCTCTGACAACCCTGCTTTGCTTATCTACGCAATTGGCAAAAGCACCAAGCGAGCTAAGGAACTTGCAGCAATCACCGACCCCGTGAAGTTTGCCTTTGCGGTAGCAAAACTGGAGACTCAGTTGAAAGTAACTAACCGTAGGGCGACAACCGCGCCAGAACGTACAATCACCACAAGCGGTGGGCGTGTGTCTGGTTCCATTGATTCACAACTTGAACGCTTACGCGCCGAAGCTCTGAAGACCGGAGACTTGTCAAAGGTCATGGAATACAAGCGTCGTAAGAAATAAAACTAATTTAGAAAGAATAGGGAATTAAATATGGCTAACGCTTTTTCGAAAGAAGAAATTGTTGCTTTTGAGGACATCCTCGAAGGCTTCAACGATGCTTTGATCCTGTCAAAGAACATCAACGTATACAACACCAACGGCGTAACGATGGAACGCGCACGCGACACCATCTGGCGTCCACAACCTTACATCGCTCAGTCGTTCGACCGTACTGTTGGCACTTCGATTGCCTCCGACGTTTCGACAATGACTCAGCTTTCTGTTCCATCGACTCTCGGTTTCAACAAGTGCTCTGCTTGGCAGATGAACGCACTGGAACTGCGTGACGCGTTGCAGGAAGGTCGTCTTGGCGATTCCGCAAAGCAAAAGCTTGCTTCTGACATCAACCTTTCCGTTATGGATTTGGCTGCTGCTCAAGGCACGCTCGTTGTTCCAATCGCAACCGCTGCTGGCGACTATGATGACATCGCACTTTGCGACAGCATCATGAACGAACAGGGCGTTATGGCTGGCGATCGTTACCTCGCATTGTCGAGCCGCGATTACAACGGCATGGCTGGCAACTTGGCAGTAGCGACTCGCTCGTTCACTGGTAACAAGTCGGCTAACGCATATGAGCGTTCGTTCGTTGGTGAAGTTGCAAGCTTCTCAACCTACAAGCTCGACTATGCTAACCGTTGCGCTGCAAACGCTGCAACTGTCACCATTGCTACCAATGGCGCTCAGGTTCGTTATGTTCCTAAGGCGACCACAAGCAGCACTGGCGGCATCTTGAACGTAGACAACCGCTATCAGACCGTCACTGTCTCCACGACAACTGGCGTTGTTGCTGGCGATGCGTTCACGATCGATGGCATTGAAGCTGTTCACCACATCACGAAGCGTTCGACTGGCGAACTCAAGACGTTCCGCGTCATTGAAGTCGTTGATGGCACTTCGATGATCATCAGCCCTCCAATCATCGGTGCAAACTCGTCGCCAACTGATGCTGAACTTCAGTATCAGAACGTTGAAGTAACTGCGACTTCGGCAACTGCTGATGTCAACTTCTTGAACGTAGCTGCTTCGAACATCAACCCATTCTGGCGCAAGGATTCGATCGAACTCCTCCCAGGTCGCTATGCTGTTCCAGATGGCGCAGGCGTTGACGTTCTTCGTGCATCGACGGATCAGGGTATCGAATTGGTCATGACCAAGAAGTTCGACCCACTGACCTTCCAGACGCTTTACACGCTGGACACACTGTATGGTGTGGTCATGACGAACCCAGAAATGGCAGGCGTTCTGCTTTTCAACCAAACGTAATAAGACTGGGGAGGGCTTCGGCTCTCCCCTTTCATTTTCTGTAGGAGCGAACCAATGCCATTGAAAAAAGGTTACAGCCGTTCAAGCATCGGCAAGAATATCAAGATGGAAGAAAAGGCTGGTCGCCCTAAAAAGCAAGCCATCGCCATTGCGCTCAATGTAGCACGCGATGCAGCAATGAAAGCAGGGAAGCCATCGAAGGCTCCTAAGCGGAAGGCAAAGAAATGACCGACTTCCCAACCATAGTTTACCGCACACCTGGCCCTTTCAAGAAGCCTCGTGGTGGCACATACGCTATTCGTCCCGCTGCGGACAAAGAGGCATTCGACGCATTGATCGCCAAGGGCTGGTCTGCGTCTTATGAGCAAGCCAAGGGTGGCAAGGACGCCAAAGAGATTATTGAATCTGCTGAAGCCTTTGAAGATGCCGTTGACGAAGTATCAGACGCGACCCGCGATGAGCTTGAGGCCAAGGCTAAAGAATTAAAGGTATCGTTTAATGCGCGAACTTCTGATAAGAAGCTAGCAGAACGCATTGCAACGGCGTTGGAGGAATAAATGGGGTATACAAAGCGCCAATTCGTAACGTCAGCCTTTGAAGAAATAGGCTTGGCAGATTACGTCTTTGACCTTCAGCCTGAACAGCTTGAGGCTGCTTTGCGGCGCTTAGACTCCATGATGGCTGAATGGAACGCAATGGGCATCCGCCTTGGCTACGCAATGCCAAGCAGCCCACAGGACAGCGACCTTGATACAGAAACCAATGTGCCTGACAGCGCATGGGAAGCTATCATCACAAACCTAGCCATTCGTATTGCCCCAGGGTACGGCAAGGCTGTATCGCCTGACACTAAGGTATCAGCTAAGGGCGCTTACAACGTGCTACTGCAACGTGCGACATTCCCGCTTGAACAACAGCTTCCACAGACAATGCCAACCGGACAGGGCAACAAGCCTTGGCGTTGGGATAACCCATTCGTCCCTCGCCCTGCCGACCCTATAGATGCTGGGCCTGATGGCCCCCTTGATTGGAGTTAAACCATGCCTACCATTAATCAGCTACCAACTGTCACACAGGTTTCCGGTGGAGATCAGTTACCTTTGTTCGTAACCAACCAAGGCGATGCCCGTCGCTGTTCTGTTACGACACTTATTGAATACATTCAGGTTAATCTCGGCGCTGTTACCTGTGCCTCGGTTCAGACAACGCCTGTTCGCTTTGACCAACTTCCTAATGCTGTTGGCAATGCTGGTGCGCGTGCGTTCATCACTAACTGCACCACTACAACATTTAACGACCTCGCTGTTGGTGGTGGCTCTAGCCAAGTCCCAGTATGGAGCAATGGCACTAATTGGTATGTCGGCTAATTCTAATTGATTAGGGGAACTTTAAAATGATTATTCAACCAGGTCTAACTCAGACTATTACAGACGTTCTTGTTCCTGCTGGTGAATATATCAGCATTGGGAATGTCGGCAACGATGCTACAACGGTTTCACTGGAGCCGATTGGCCCATTGAGCTATGAATACTATGACCAAATCGCATCGCTTTCTAACAGCGCACAGATGTTTGGCCCCTATCCAGTTGATCGCACAGTGCGTATCACCAGCGGCCTTCAGTCAACAGCGCAATATGACGTAGGCGCACAACCAACGCTACGTGACTTCCCGCCTTTGACAATCGGCAGCCTTGAGCCTGTTGGCCTTGTTGAGCCAGCCGCGACCTTTGTAACGCTTACTTATAACGACAACGCTGGTAGCGTCCGTTTAG